CCCTCGATACTGAAGTGTGTGGATTTAGTATCGAAGGTGTGGGTGTGGTTTCCGGCCGTGTCGTAAATTGTGACCTTCGGGTTCGCGACCGAGACATCCGCCAGGCGCGCCGCGTCGTCAGGATCGGTCGGGGCGCCCAGATTGATGATCTTCGCGCCGCCCATGTTCAGAGGGCCCGTCATGGCCTTGATGCCACTCAGGAGGAGGACCTGGTTAAGGGCGGTGGCGATGTCCTCCAGCGGCACATTGTGCTGGCTGGCTATGATCACCGTCCCTGGGATGGCGATGTAGATGGCGGGGAGGCTATAATTGCCCGTGCTGGGGTTGTATGGCATTCGAAACTCCATGTTGTCGCACGGAAGCGCAAGATCGACTTTTGCGGGAAGAAGTGCTTAGAATTCAGGAGAGGATTGGAGGGACCCTATGGCCAAGATTTCAGTGAACCCTGGTTTTGCTCTGGACATGCGCCAGTTCGATTTCAGCAGCCTGTACTACGGCGCAGACTATCGGTTCTCGACCTCGATCTATCGGATAACGTACTCAAACGGATACGCGGATGAGTTCAGAGGGTCGGGCTTCACATACAACTCAAGTGGAGAGGCCACAGGCGGGACAGTCACCAGCTACGCCATGATCGGCGGCGCGACACGCCTTGCATTCATCGACGGCGTAAAAATCAAGGCGACCGATCTCGTCAATGCCGCAAGGACATATGGCAACGCTGACGACGTGAGGATCATAGAGAAAGCCTTGGGCGGCAACGATGTGATTTCCGGGGGCGGTTTTTCCGACATCCTATACGCTGGCCGAGGGAATGATCGTGTTTCGGGAAATGGCGGAAACGATCAAATCCATGGGGGCGCCGGGAATGACAAGATCAGCGGGGGTAGAGGATCGGACCTCCTATACGGCGGCTCAGGCGCGGACACGTTCATTTATAAGACGGGGAATGACTCGACTTCCGGCCCATCCGGGCGGGATTTTATCGCCGATTTCAGCCGATCCCAGAAAGATAAGATCGACCTGAAAGCAATGGACGCAAATTTCAGCTCAGGCGGCAACCAGGCATTCAAGTTCATTGGCGCGCAGGAATTCCACGAAAAAGCCGGAGAATTGCGGTATCGAAAACTCGGTGGAGCCACCATCGTCGAGGCGGACCGAAACGGCGACGGTGAGGCTGATTTCGCTATAGCAATAGACGGGTTCATAAACCTGAAGGCGTCAGATTTTATTCTGTAGCGGCGCCAGATTGACCAGAAAGCAAGAGCGCCCGCACAATTGCAGCCCGTTTCTCAGGAGAAATTGCCTCCATCGGCGCATTTTTTAGCATTTCCTCGAAAAGCGGGGATCTTTGACGGATAAGCTCATCGACGAGGCGAAGGGATTTCGCTGTGCCGGCGTCTGAGGCCATTTTCAGGCCCCGCCCTGCGATAGGAAGGCCAAAGCCAAGAGCGGCCAAGGTTGGAGAGCCAGATATCGCACCGCCCCCCGCGCCGACAGCCGCGGTTAGCAACGCGCCTAGGCCGCCACCGCCGCCAAGCAGATTACCGCCTGTGCGCGCTAGGTTCTGCCCCTTGGTCCCTTCCGCGACTTCTCGTAGTCCTGCGCGCTCGGCATCGGAATAGCCTGCTCGCTTCTTGGGAGACTGAAGAAGGGCTTTGATGCGCTGTCGTGTTCGATTATCAGCGTTCGCGCCGGAATTCGCGACGATGGCGTCGAGTTCAGCGTCTTTTCGTAGACCGGTGATGGTTTCGGAGCGCTTGGCGGCGGCGTAATTGCCTCGGGCTCGCTTCTGGATGGCTCCGGCTTCGGCAGCGGGTCCAGCCACAACACTCGCCTCATCAGGCTCCAGCATGAGGCGGTCAAGTCGCTCAACGACACGCTTGGCAGCCATCTGCTCTGTTGGGTTTGAAAAGTCCTTTGCCGCGTTCCCGAATGCCCGCCGGGCTGCTTCGAGGTTGGAGATGGACGCGACTGCACCCTCTGGCGGGTTTCCGAGACGCTTGAGGAGCGAGAATGTTTTTGGGGCAAGTTCGGCAAATACGCCGTCACCTTCTAGGTTCATCTGGACATCGTTCGCCAAATCCTGAACGGCCTTTGCCGAATAGTCAACGTTCATCCCGCGCGCGGTCTCGTATCCCTCTTGGGCAGCGGCCTTCAGTTCTTCCGAGGTCGGCGGCTTGACCTTACCCTTCTCCAGCGCCTTTTTTACACCGGGGATAATGCGCTCGCCGCCCTTCATGGCCGCACTGGCGGGTGTAACGGTCGTGGCGAATTCCATCGCCCGCTCGATACCCTCCGGGCTCATCGGATCAACTTCACCCTTCATGACTTCTCCAGGGAGCATGAAGGTGCGTTTCAACGCGCCGAGAAGGCCGGCATCACTGTCAAAGCTGACATTACCGGACGCATCCTTGCTGATCGGCAAGATCATGCCCTGTTGCGCCTGAGATCCGCGCTCGGCCGCCATCCGCTGCCGGGCCTTCGCAAGAGCCATAGCCTTCTGCTGTTCAGGCGTCATTGAAACAGCCTCTTCTCTTCAGGCGTCATGTAATCCCAAACTTCCGGGTCCATCCCTTCGGGTACGCCGCCCTTCCCTGCCGGTAGCTTATTTTCAAAGCGGAGGGGCCGGCGCTCGGGGCCGTTGCCGGGGCCATGGATAATGTCCAGGTACAGGTTTTGGACGCGAGCCAGGTTGTCGCGGAACTGCTCATCGCTCTGCGACTGCTCCAAGCTGCCAATCGCCGCACCGAGGAGCTTGTTCTCAGAGTCGGAAACCGCACCAAGGGCGCCTCCGGTCGGAGACGCTTCGCGCATGGCCTGGAGCTTGTCGAACGTGGCGTTCGCCTTGATGGTGTCCACCAGTTTCCCGATATCAAACGCTGCCGTTCCCGGTACGCCGCTCAGGAAATTGCCAACTCCGCCAGTCGTGGGAAGGTTTGCCGTGTCCATGGCGTTGAAGATGCGATCGATGTCCTGAACTACGACATTGCCGCCAGTTTCCTTACTCGCCTGCCGGCGCTCCTTCTGCAGAACCTTTTCGTCCATTTCCAGAGCGGCCGGCGATCCTGCGATAGGCTGCATGCGGCGAGACCCAGTCTTGGGGTCCTCCACCAACTCATAGCCAGGCGGGATATTCCCCATGTTGTTGATGTTTGTGGCGCCGGCCTTCTTCATGTCCATCATGAACTGCTGGAAGGTGCCGTTATACCCCTGATCGACGGCGAATTTGTATTCCCGGATATCGTCTGTGGGCTCCGGCTGGGGATTGCGCATCCTCTCCAGTTCCATCTGCGCTTTCTGTAGCTGCATCTGGCGGAGCGGATCGCGCTGCTGCATCTGCTGCTCAAGGAGCATCTGGGCAATCGCGCGGCGCTGCGGGTCGAGATACTGGTTGCCGAGGACTTCCATAAGAGCTGGATCGATACCCTGCTGCTGCTGACCTCCGATCAAGGCCTGCGCGACTTGCTGTTGGCGGGGATCCGCCATCTGGCCTTCGATAGCCTGCTGACCGCCGCCCTGCTGCTGGCCGGCGATCAAAGCCTGAGCAAGCTGTTGCTGGTTCTGCGGGACATTCTGAGGAGAACCACCGAAACGCTGGTCGAACTGCTGTGCGTCCATGCCGGGAAACTGTCCTGCATATTCCGGGGGCTGCTGGAATTCGGCAACTTCTTGCGAGAGACCGGCATTCGGATCGAGCGATGCGACTTCCTGCTGTCCCTGAAAATTGGGCAGGAAACTATTTGCATACGCTAGGCGGTTCGCAGCCTCCCCGCCCGGTCGGTTATAGCCCGCGAACCTCCACGCATTGTTCATGAGGCTCTGGGCCTCTTCGACGCTCTGGGCAGCGTTCAGTCGTTCGATAAGCTGAGGATCTTCCTGAAGGAAATATCGGGCCTGCCCTGATGGTGACATATCACCACTCGCAGCCAAAGCCGCGTATCGTGGACCGCGCCATGACATGATGCCGCCAGATGTGCCGGCCTGCCCGCTTTCGCTCGGGTCGCTCCAAGTGGCGTTAACCTTATTGGGGTCGAAACCACTCTCGGCCTTACCCGTGGCCGCAATAGCCGCGAGGGCGTACGGGTTATTGACGCCCCCCTCTTTGACCGTATTCATGAACTGGTCGTAGACTTCGTTCCCGGTCATATCGACAGTTCCGCCGCCCGGCGTCGTCGCGGCCAATTCCGCTGACGCCCCACCTTCGGGAATAGCTGAAGACGTAGAACCGGCCGAAGGCTCACCCCTGAGCAAGTGCTGGATGGTGCCCCATGCCTTATCGGCGCCGTCGCGGCCGATCTTGTCGGCCTCGTCCAGCTTGCGCAGCCTCAGCCCGGAAACGAGCGTATCCGCCAACTGCGCAAAGCCCTGGAAAGGATGTTTGATTTCCCGCTGCCCGGCAGACTTGGCAAGCAGAGCTTCAGCCAGCAGCTTGCGCCGGGTAAGCTCGTCTGGCCCCATGCGGGCGAGGTCTTCGGCGGTGAAGCCGGATTTGATTGCCATAGTCGAACCTCAGAAAAGACCGCCGTTGTTGCCGCGCGTCACCATGTTCATCAAACTCGCGCCAAAGCCGCGGCGCTGGCCACCTGGGGCTTGCGGGAACATGGCGTTTCGGGCTTCGTTGCCCGCCATGGCACCTTGCGCCATCTGCGCCATCCCCTGCATAGGGTGGTCGATCCGCTGCTGCTGCCCCGCGCCGCCCATTAAGGCTTGTGCCAAAAGCTGCCGCCTCTTCTGCGCGTCCATGCCGGCGAGGTCGGCCTGTGTAAATCCGGAATTGATCATGTTCATACCTTCGCGTAATCGACCATCTGATAGCCGCTCGGGTGGCGAGCCCACGCTTCCGGCTTTTTACGCTTAACTTCCTGAGCCATGACGCCCATCTGCATCATGGGAGATCCCTTCATGCGATACTGGTAGACACCGATACCGTCAGGGGTTTCGCCCATTTTCTTCTTGTCCGTCTTGAGGCGCTCGTCAGAGAACATCAGAGCCTGCAATCCGGCGGAGCCGAGGCCGAACAGCCCGCTCATCCCAGACTGATAGTTGGCCAGCTGACCCTGATACTGCTGGTTAACCAGCCCGGCGTAATCGACCGGCGAAATCTGCGTGCCGGGCGTATTGACGAAATTCGGCTGCTGGACCTGTGATCCGCTGGCAAGGCCGAAAATTTCGTTAATCGGCCCAGTCCGGTTGGTCAGGTACTCGTTGTTGAGCTGATTGCGGTTCTGCATGGCCGAATTGTAGGCGGCGATGGCCTCATTGGTCTGCACGCCACGGCCCTGCATCGCGGCATTATAGCCGGCCATGCGCTCGTTCATGAGCTGCCCGCGGCCCTGCATGTCAGCGCCGTACTTCGACATGGCTTCGTTGACAGCCTGGTTTCGACCAGTCAGGAGGAGCTGATTGTACGCGTCGTTCTCGCCCTCTGTGACGCCGCGCATGGAATTGCCGTAGGCTTCGGAGCCCATGCGGACGCCACGGTTATACAGATCCTGTTCGGTGGACTTCCGGCGAGCGTCAAGAGCGGGGTCGAGGCGCTTGCGGCCAAGCTCCATCAGCCGCGACTCGACGGCCTCGTTATCGAGGTTCAGTTCCGGCATGGCGCCAAAATTGGTGTCGAGCGTCGGGATTGCGCCCTTCGGGAGGTTGAGCGTCGGCATGGCGCCGCCGGGAAGCTTGAAGTCGGTGCCCATGAGCTGCTGTAGGCGTTTCGACTGCGAGACGCCCAATTCCCCGAGATTGATGCCCATCTCTGTCGTCAGGTCGTAAAGGCGCTTCTGTTCCGGCGACAGCTCCTGATAGGCCGTAAATGTCGGGGTGTTGAAGCCCTGCACCTGCGTCCAGTCCTCAGGCTTCCCGTAGTCGGTCTTGCCGCCAGTCGTGCCGGGGCGTGTACTGTTCGTGATGCCCGCCATGGAGCCGCCGGTGCCGCCTGGCGCGCCCTTCGATGTGTAATTCGGCGGAAGCCCCATGCTGCCGCCCGTCCCGGCCGGCGCGCCTCCAGAATTCCGGGCACGAGAGAAGGCGTCCGTTGCTGCGGTGTCACCCGTGGAGCTGGTGGTGCGCGATTTGGCAAAGGGGTCGTAGTTCAGATATTGCCCGGTGCCCTTGTTAAACCAGTACTGATCCCCCGTTTTCGATGGCTGGAACGTCGACCCCGTCTGCTTGTAGGTCAGGGAGCCATAGGGAGTAACCTGGTTCACCGCGTTCATGAGAAAATTCGTCATGGAGGTGTCGCGGTTCATCTGCGACTGAGAGGTGGCGGTCTGCCACGGATCAGGTGCCTGTGGTGCCTTCATCGCTATCTCCAAGCCACCTTTTCGCGCCCTCTCGGGTCATGAAAAACACAATGGCGTCATCTTTCTTGGTGGGGCCGAAATATCGCTTCTGCGTGGTCTCGTAGGAAAAACCGCCCTTGTTGAGCAGCTTCTGGACCCGAACATTCGATCGTTTCGTCTTGGCTGTGACGCGGGATGCCTTCAGCTCGTCGAAGCAAAACCGCGCCATGAATGAGAGTGAGTGGCGCGAAAAGGACGCAGGACCAACATAGGTCCACTCCACATTTCCACCCGGGTAATAGTCATTGAAAACGGCGGCTCCTCTGATAGTCCCGGCGTCATCCGTGAAGCCGAAGGCGGTAAAGGGTTCCTGGAACCGCACTCCAAGCTGTTCTCCAGCCCATAGCGCGACGGCATCTCCGTGCACGACGCGCATCAGATGAAAGCCCCGGCGTTAAACAGGGTGTCGAAGGAATAGACCCTCAATATCTGGGGAACGCGGAGGATTTCCGTCCATTCGATGGAGACGCGCATATGCACGCCCGCGCAATACCCAATGCCGGAACACCCGGCCCAATCCTGTTTGGTGACGATACCGGGCCACACCGTCTGGGGGTCGTTCCAGATCGTTTCCGGGTTATCCCAGATCGCTCGGCGCTGAACGGTTTCCTCAAAAACCGTATCGAACGTGTCGTTCTGGTTGAAGTCGATGGAAAGGCCGATCTCCAGCGTGATATCGTAGGTGGAGTCCTTGTCGATCAGCGGCCGTATGGTGGTCCAGCGCTTGTTCTGTCCCCTCGACCCGAAATAGTTGTAGGCGCCCTGCATGTCTGCAACGAGGGTGGAATTTTCATCCCCGGCCGCCTCATCTGCCAAATACACCGAGCCGTCGTTGCCGCCGAAATAAAGACGATCCTGGAAAACCGCCCAGCAATTGGCATTCTGGCCCGTGAACCGGCACCACATCATGCCGTTCGTGTTCATGATGAACTGCTCTTGCTGACCACCTTCGGAAATAGGCACGTTCACCACGGCCATGGTGTTCCGAGGATAAGAAATGATCTGCCAGCCGAAATTGTTTTTGTAGGCGCGCGCCGCCTCCACCATGGCGTTTTGAATGTTCCGCGTCAGCGCCGATTGCTGGAGGGCGGCGCGGTCGTAGTTGACGATCTGGGAGACCGGCAAAACGCCATCGATGGTGATGACAGCAACGTCAGAGCCGAATTTCTCGACACATCGGCGGCCGATCGGTGAGCCGATTTTCGAGATGCCGCGATAGGAGAAGGTGGAGCCACTCGTCGGGTCGTAAATCAGGAAAATGGCGCACTCGCCGTATTCCGAGATGAAGATGATGAATTCATTCGTGCCGCCGCCGATATCTGACGACCAGGTGCAAATAGCCTGGAGGCTGCCGCCCATGGTGAAGTACGGGCCGAGGTCGAATTCCGTTGCTTGCCCCTGGATGCTGTCCAGCGGGAGATAGGCAGCCTTCGTGCTGTTCTTCAGGACGGTCCAGATGCGGCCGCGATAGGTGGTGCACGCGATCATATCGTCCGCGTTCGTGCCGGTGATCGTCGCTGTCTGGATGGTGGAGCCGTCGAAATACTGCGGCGTGTCGTCTCCGTTGCACATCCAGAGGAAATTGCCGCCGGCCGTCGTGAAGTTTACGGACTGCCAGCGATTGTTGGTGTACCCACTCCCGAGGCTGGAGGGCGCTCCACCAGTCACGTCCCAGATTTCGCCCCCAGAAGCCGCCAAGAGCGCCGCGTCGAGATCACCGGGGCCCTGATAGGACATAAGCGAGTCCACCTCGCCGCTCGTGCCTGTGTCGACATGGTTCACATAACCGCGACGAAGCTCGACATAGCCCTGCTGAGGATACCAGTTGACGAGCTGCACCGCGTTCTGCGGCGGCATTTCCGACACGGGGGAATAGGCATCCCATCCACCAACCGGCGATGGGAAGCTCGACCCCATGGAAGTCGGCGGCGCAGGGAGGTTTGCCCGCGCACCATAGGCCCGGCCGGTCTGTCGGTAGGTTAGGCGCATCAGGGGTTTCCAGGTCCAGGCCAGAAGCCATCCGGGACGGAGGCCGGCGTGATAAGCGTGGGGGACTGGTAGGGTTTCGCCAGGCTGAGATCAGCCGCACCACCATCACGAGCGGCAAGTCTCTGGACGTAATCCAGATATTCCGCTTGCAATGGGCCGTATTCGAAGCCCTTGATCTGCCACAGCCTCCATTTCGTTGCGAGGATGATGGCTTGGGCATCGACAAGTGGCTGATCGTCGTCGCGAGAGATATTCGCAATCTCGACGCCAGCGGCGTTCATTGCCCAATATTTGCTCACATATTCGAAAACGAGCGTGGCCGGGAATGAGCCTGAGGCGGTCGGCGGTGGCCATAGGCGCCAGCAGGTATTTGGCAGCCCAACCTGCCGCCAGCGGCGACGTGGGCCGGTCGTGACGACGCCGGAACGATTGTATTCGTCGATCTGCGGCGAAATCGGCCCGATCAATTCCCATCGGTTTGTCCGATCCCACATGGTCCGGTTCAGGAACCACGAGAAATCCTCAGGGATATTGTAGGTGTCTTTCGCCATGATCAGTTGCGCACCGATCTGGCTCTGTGTCGCAGGCTGATCGACGCGGATCGTGGTCGCATCGATCACTTCGACAACGCGCGTGGACGTGATGAGGTAATCCCCGGTGATCGCCCAAGAATTTGCCTCGACGCCGGTTGTGTTGCCGACATTCGAAATGATGTCGGAACCTGAGACGATATCTCCCGTCGTCGTGATCGGATTGCCGATATTGACGACGTGGAGCTTCTGCCGCTGCGTCCACTGATGTGCCTGATACAGCTCGTCGCCTGACCTGTTCATCAAGGATACTAGCTGGCGAACGGTCGTGTTCGTGTTCTCCGTGATGTAATCGACAGGAGGAAGCCCAAGCTCGTTCACAACGGCCTGAGCGATGGCGAGAGCCGTCGTCATTACGAGGCGCCCGAGAAGAAGACGCGCCAGTTCGTCTGGGAGATGCGCTTGGCGACGGCGTTCTTGTTTGCGCTCGTCATGGCAATGCCGGTGTCGGCCGACAGGATGTTGAGCGTCTGCCCGGAAGCGGGGTAGATCGTGATGAGCGGCGTACCGGCGGTCGGATAGATGGAAACAACCGTGCCGATCGGCGCATTGGTCGGCAGACGCACGCCCTGCTGGCTCGATGCCGGCGTAACGATATAGTCAACGTTGCCGTCCGTTGCTGCCGTGAGGGCGGTTGCGCCGCCCTGCGTCGTGCCGGCCGCGTTTACGGAAATGATCTGGGTTCCGACAAGCGATGCCTGCTGCTGCGGCATGCCGACGCCCATGAGGTCTGTTGCCAGAGCCATGTTCAGTTCTCCTGAGTTTCGAGGGTTTCAACCTTGCGCGGTCGGCCGGGGCCGCGGCGCTCGGGATCTGTGACGGTGGCGAGAAGGGCCTCCATCTCTTCAAGGCGCTTGGCGAGTTTTTCGTTCTCGCCCTTCAGCTCGTCGAAGCCTTCGGCGCGCTTGTGGTGTTCGAGGAAGGCAGCGGCCTGCTTCTTCCGGTCGGTGAGGAACGGGATGATGTTTGCCGAACTGTCCGGGACATTCGCCAGCGCTTCGACAGAATGGACGTTGAACCGCTTCATCTCGGCTGCGATTTCCGCCTGACCGGGGAAAAGCAGCTCGATCGGCGTTCCGGTCTTCGACTGCTCGACGCCAGCCTGATATTGCGCCCAAGGAGCCGGCCAGCGGCGCTTGTGGTATTCATTGACCTCCTCGCGCGTGAAATCTTTCTCGCCGGCTTGGCGGATCTCCACCATGTCGACAGGTTCGGACTCGGGCGCATCGCGTACGCCGGGGATGACGGGGCGGTACTTGGTCGATCGATAAAAAAGCGGGATGACCTGGGATTCTTTGCCAGGGCTCGTCTCACCCATGAAAGCGCCCTGATGCATGTTGAATTCAGACATTCGTTTTCTCCAGAAAAGGGAAGAGGGAGCCGAAGCCCCCTCTCGTTACGGCGTGACGTTCGGGTTCGTGACCGTGCATGGCCAGTTGAACCAGGCCGCCGCGGTGCCGGCCGCGCCACCAACTGCGGTGGTGTAGGTGAGGCCGCCGAAGACCAGAGCGCCGACAGCCGCGCCGTCATCAACCTGACCGTCCGTAGCCGTGGGTGCGAGCGGAACGTTGATGGCGGTCGAAGCCGCGCCGCGCAGGAGGCCGGGGCCGTAGACCTGCACCCAGCCGTAGTCGCCTGCGAGAGCGGTAGCCTGCGCAGCGCCGACAGGAACGCCGAAGGCGTCATTGCCCGTGCTGGACATAACCGCTTCGAATGCGGGGCTGATATTGCAGAGATAGCCCGCGCCGGTAGCGCCGCCCGTGCCGAACTTGACATAGACGAACGCCGTGCTGCCCGAGCCGAACATAAGCTGGCCAAGGGCAAAGGTGGGCTGATCGCCATAGTTTCGGTCTTCGGGCAGCGGCGGAGTGAAAATCTCCGTGAAATCGACGCCCGAGCCGTAGAGAGTACCAAAAGCCATGGTCGCGCCTCCTTAGGACGGATACTGAACCGCCTGAAGGCGGCGGTTGCTGATCGTGAGGTTGCCGGCCCAGCCAATCAGCTTGACCACTGCATCCTGGTTGATGGAGAAGCGGTCGGGATTGAGCGGGACGAAGTTGCGCTCGCGGTGCGGGCGGTAATGGACGTAGTTCGTGTTGAGGAACCACGTATAGCCCTGCGGAGGGCCGCCGACCGGAACCGGATCGGTCGAATAACCCTGGAAGCCGCCGCCGAGAACGACGGGCTGCCCCATGTATTCCAGCGTCTGGAAGCCGGCCGCGCCCATTTCCGCATTGGTGATGCGCTGGAGCGGCTGAAGGCTCTCGTTGTAGAGGCGCCAGTTCAGGTTATCGACGATGATGAGGTCCGGCTTGTCCGTGCCGCGGATGAGCTGCGGCCAGATCGTATCCCAGTACCGGCGGATGTTCGCTGAGGTCGTTGCGGCGCCACCATCGGTTACGGAACCGAAGGAGATATTGCGCCAGAACTGCCACGTCGTGCCATCGATGCCACCGACCGAGTTCTGCGGGTTCGCAGCGACGAGCTGCTGAAGGCCGTTGATTTCCTTCGGCTGAGAGCCGTTGGAATACATCGACTGTTCGATCAGCGCGCGCAGGGTGTTTTCCGCGTTCTTCACGCGGCCGGCGACGAGATCGATCATCTGCTCAGCCCCGGCGTTCTGGAGTTCTTCCAAGCCGGAGATCGAGACAGCTACGGCAGCCTGACGGATGGGATATTCCGCCGCGCTGAAGATCTGGCTCGGAGAGACATTGATGACCTCATAGCCGGAATAGAACATGGCAGTCTGGTTCTGCGCATATTCGAGTTCCTGCCAGATGTTCGTGCCGCCCGAGAAGGGACGGATATTGCCACGCTTGCTCATGCGATTGAGCAGCGCCATGTTACGGGTGATGTTGTCGGCGGCCTTTTTCGAGCGGTTCTCGATCGTGGTCGCGACGATATCCCCGATGTTGTTCGGGTTTGCCATCGTTCAAATCCTTGATGATGATTGGGGTTAGACCGCCCAGCCGTGCTGGCGTGCTGCTGCTCTCGCGGCTTCTTCCACAGTCGCGTATTCCTGCTTCTGGACAGGAACGGCACCCGCTGAAGGCGAGCCGACGACCGACAGAGCGCCGCGCTTGGCCCGCTCTGCCTGTTCCCTCGCCCGTTGCTGCGCCTGCTGATTGCCGGTTTGAGCCGACATCAGGGAGGTGCGGATTTCCGGGTCTGCCCACACGGCACGCTCATAGGCTTCGTTCAGGTCCTTGGCCTGACCGGTTGCCAAGAGATGCCCCATGGAGACGCGAACCTTTTCGAAGTGCTCATGGCCCGGCGCCGTGGCGAACCGTGAAAGTTCGCTGTTGACTTCCTGGCTTTCGCGCTCCTGAAGAGTCGCCTTGAGGGAGTTCACTTCCTGCGAGATACGCAGCAGAGCCGGATCCACTTGCGGCCGGTCCTGAAGCGTTTGGTTGAGATTAGAGAGATCGACGCCATAGGACTGTGCGAGCCACGCGATGGCGGCTTGCGGGTCTTGCTCCAGATACTCGTTGGCAGCGAGAAGCCTTTGCAGGCCGTCGCGTTCATTGACACCGTACCGTTGCGCCATGGTACGGACTGGAGACAGGATTTCCTCATAGCTTCGCTTCTCTTCGGACCATTTCTGACCGCCAGTGCTCATGTTCTGCTCTCGACGCGCAATCTCCGCTTGAATGGAGGGGTCGAGGGTAGCCCACTTGGCTTTGGCGTCAGCCGACCAGCTATTAGGGGCTTCCATCGCCTGTGAAGGCTGCTGGAGGTTGCCCTGCGCTGGGTCCGCGTCGGTAACTTGTGGTGCGGGCTGCTGCGTTTCCGCGCTCTCCGCTCTGGTAAACTGGCCGAGTTCGTTGCGCGCACGCTCGGTCTGCGCAACTTCTTCGGTTTCAGAAGGCTTGCTAAGGGCCTCCATCGCTGCTCGTACATCAGCATGCACGTCGTCGCTTACCGTCTCCATCTCTGGAGCGGTTTGGGCTTCCGTATCCATGTTATGTCCTTGAGTTAGGTCCAGCCTTCCGAGGCTGTTTCACTGGCGTTGGGCTTGTAGCCCTGATTGACCATCTGAATGGCCTCTCCAACGTCCTTGTCGGAGCAATGGTCATAGACCCGGTTGTCGGTCTGCGTTTCGTTGCCAACCTCTTCGCCGCCATGAGCCTTGGTCACGGCGCGGAATTCTGATTTGCTGTCCAGATATTCACCAGTGGACGGATGCCAGAGCGGGTCCATGCTATCGAGGGCGAGCATCGGGGTTGGGATCGTGTCGGATCGAGCGCCGCGCGGCTTGTAGTGTGCGCGGCATTCGTAGGGCCAAGCATCGTCAACGTCGTGCCAGCCGCGGCACACTCGGCAATGACGTTGGCGGCTCATTTTACCTTCCCCACCATCAAATCGTCCTGGATCGTGCGAGCGGCGGAGCGCTTGGCCGGCTTCTCAGGAAAGACTTCATCGAATTCCTTGCCCCAGAAAGGCTTGAGCGCTTCCATGGCGTGGCGCATGCACCGCAAGGTCTCGTTGCGGACAGCGGTAGAGTTCACGTCGCGCGCCTGCTGCCAGGTGGGGTATTGCTTCAGATCTCCCCCGACGCGGCCGAAGCCGTCGCGGAAGGCGTTCCAGTAGGCCTGCGCGGCCTGCTCAATCGGCGTCATGCTTTCTCCTTCGGTTTCGCCCTCGCCTGCTGCTGTGCAGCGTGCGCTTTGGCTTCCATGGTCTGCATATTGAGGTCGTGGCCGTGCTCGGCGCTCTCGCGGTTAAGCATATGCTCCCGCTCGCTGGCCTCGGCCCTCATGCTGGCGCTCTGGGCGTCGATTTGGGCTTTGAGGAGCATGGTTTCGCGTTGGATTTCCATCTCTTCCCGCTTCATGGCGAGGCGTTCGCGCTCGATCTCCAACTCTTCCCGCGCTTTGGCGAGTTCCACAGCGTTGCGCTTTTGCTCCATTTCAAAGTCGGCCGCCTTGGCCTGCATATCGAACTGGTGCTTTTGCTCGTCGCGCTTTGTCTCGGCCTCCTGCTTTTGCATTTCTGCCTGTGCCTTGATCTCCTCGGGAGATGACGGGGGCGGCTGGCCCTGCTGCTGCTGAAGGCGCTTGCCCATCTGGTCCAAAGCGTCCTCAAGGGATGCCTCGACCGTCCGGCCCACCCTGAACCGGCGATAGGCGAACATGAGAAGCTGGCCCATAGGCTCCAGAAGCTCGGGGGCCTGCATGACGATCTGGCCGGCACCCATCAAGCCTTCGAAGGTCGAGCGCACCAGTTCGACCGCGCCCTGCTTGTCGGCCTCCAGATCGGCGGCAATCGTGCTGTCCGTTTCAATGTCGACACGGAAACCGCGCAGCTTGTCAGAACGCAGGATCTCGATAGCTCGCTGGAAATTACCCATGGCCTTCTGCTGGGCCTGCTGTGCCGCTTGCTGCTGTGCCTGCTGAAATTCCTGCGCGGCCTGCTCTTGGGCCTGCTGCATCATCATCTGCTGCTGTTCGGGCGGCATGTCCGGTGGGAATTCAGGCTCTTGCGGCGGTGGTACCTCTTCGACCGCGCGCTTTACATCCTCTTCGAACATCTGGCTCACGCCCGACATCTGCATCAGGCTATCGTCAGAGAACATTTCCGAGATGATTTCCGCCATGATGGCGATCGTGTCACGGCAGAACCGGGCAACCTCGGAACGACGGTCCTCAAGACGCATCGATGCGAACTGGCCCTTGATCCGCTGCTCTGTCGCCGTCTTCGCGCCGCCGTCCGATTGGCCGCGGACGATATCCGACATGCCGGTGACTTCGAACAGATCGCTCTTGACCTGCGCACGGGCCTGATAGAGCCCGAGAAGAACGTCGGCGATTTCCTTGATCGGCACGAGGCTGATCGCGCCGGGAATGCCACCCTTCTCCGCGAACGCCGCCCACTGGTCGACCGGGACAAGCTTATTGTCCTGCCCATCCTGAAGGAGCCGGGCAAGCTGCGGGATGGACGAGTCATAGACCCCGTTGGCCCGGAGAGCCGTCGTCAGCGCCGAAATGCGCCCAGTCAGGTCGTCCAGTTCCGCTGCCTGGTCCTGGTATTCGACGTAATCGGGGACCGGAACCAGAGTCTCATTGGTCTGCGTGGCATAGAGCGGGCGCGGGCAGGGCCAGAAGTCCTGAAGCTGAAGAACCGGGTTCTTCTCCTGCTGCAACACGATGTCTGGCGTACCAGGGGCCATGAAATAGACCGTCTGGTCTGCTTTATTCCAGATCTCCCATATTTCCGCCTTCCTGAAGAAGCTTGGGGCGCCGTCATCGAAGCGTCCCTTGTCGTCCCTCAGCCGCTCGGGCATCGTATCTAGGGTGATGCGGGAGGCGGCTTGCATGTCTCCTTTGTAAAATTTCTCGGCAATCTCAGATCGTGTCAGCCACACCCGACGACCTACCCACGGCACCTCAGTCCAGAAGCGGGAAGACCCCCAAAGAAAATCCTTATAGAAAACGTAATCGACACAGACCTTTTCATAGGCCAGCTTCTGATACGGTGTCCCGTCGCCGTTCTCTTGGATTTTGTCTTCCGAATTAGAGGATTTCTGCTCCTGCGTCTGGATACGCGTGTTCTCGGCAGCCTCAACCTCTGTTGTGAACTGCGGCTCGTATCGAACCCAAACCTGTCCCATGCCGCCAAGCAGCCAGTCGAGAACGCCGCGCTTCGTAGCATCATGGAACCCGCTCACCTCAAGCTGCATAGAAAGCGTGCGCTCAAGGATGGTGGACGCCAGACGTGCCGCCTCGTCCCGGTCAAGGAAGCGGCGCTCGACAATCGGCTTGGGTGCCTTGGCATAGACCGCCGGCAAGAGCGTCTGCACGTTCGACCACAGGATATTCATGCGACGGCGCCTAATTTCTGCAGGCGCTTCCCGGTCGTCACGATACCGCTTGTTGATCTTCTCGCACTTCTGAAGCCACTCGGTATATTTCTTGTCCTTCAGCGCGAAGTCTAGCGCGGCTTTCCACCGCTGCCAGGTCTGCGCTTCGGGGTTCGGGGCGTCGACCATCTGTTACTGACCGTCGCCGGCTGTGAAATAGACGGTGGCCGTGCTCGTCGAGGTGATGCCAGCCACATGCGTCATGCCCGGAGGAACCGTGAAGATATCGGTGCTGCCTACCAGAACCGGCGCGTCCGTCACTGCCGCCGTCACGGTCGCATCACCGAATTTGACGAACACGATCTGGCCGCCGGCCGGATTGGCAACGCGGATCTGATCGCCCCTCTTGGATGGGAGGGCGACACGAGCAGTCGTGCCGGAAGCGGACAGGGTTACTGTCGCGCCCGGTGTAAACGGTGCAAGTGCAGGCATCGATTTTCCTTTCAGATCTCGCTTGCGGCGATGAAAAGCTCGTCCAATTGCTCGTCAGACAGGTTCAATTCGACTGCGAGGCTGGAAATAAGTGCATGGTCGCGGCGGATTTCAGTCGCGTCTTCCCACTCGATCTTGGCCGCGGTACGCGCCGGCTCGTCCATTCCCTCGATAGCGGCCTCCACTGCCGGGAGGCGGCCAGCCGCGAGGAGCGCAAGCCTAGCCTGGCGCCGCGTCACGGACTGCGGAACGTAAACCGGCACGTCTTCGAGCGTATGCACGAAGGTCACGACGCCATCCACGCGCTTGACATCAGTTGCGACGACCATCTTGCCGGCGGGGACATCGGCGGCAGGCGCGATCATGTCGTCACGCCACAGGCCGATTGCCTCCAGATCGGCCGCCAGCCATAGCTGCTCAATGTTCGGCGGGTAGCGCACGGCGTCGTCGCCATCGCCGATAGGTTCGTTGCTCCAGACCGGGAATGGCCCGGACTGGGCTTCGCGATAGAGCGTCATGGATGCCTCAATATAGTTGTATCTGGATGCCCGCAGAGGTGGTCGCACTGCTGGACCACGTAAGTGATGCAGCGCTCGTCGCACCAGCAGGCGAGATAGAGAGTTCGTAGACGGCGGATGAATAGTTCGTCGAGAGGAGCGATCTTTGCGTCAGGCCTGCCGGAGGAGAATATACAGTCCTGTTGTTCGCAGCAATTGCGAACGAGGACAGCAGCAGACCAGACTTAGTCGCATTAATCGAGGCTGCTGTTGCCGTCGTTGAAGACGCTTCGGTCTTTGTGCCTATAACGTCTATCGCACCGGTCCCGCCGCGCGTGCAGATAATCGTAGCATTCTTTACGCCTGAGTTCGCCAGGCTGAAATTGAACGATGATCCCTCAGTACCATCGACTGTGTGCGTGAGGATCGCGCACCGTAGGTTGCCGGTGAACGCCGATCCTGCGACTGTCCAACCGGCTAGCGCGCCCGTGGCGGTGATGAAATTGCTATCGCCCCAGATAATGCACGTAAACAGGTCTCCCACCTGTGCGCCTGCCGGCTTGCTGACAGTGACGTTGGTTGACATGCCAACTGATGCTGACGCTGCCGAGACGAAGACGGGCGGAGGTGGGGCGCCTCCGTCAGCACCGAGCAACATGCCGTCGCAAAGCATCGTCATACGCCGACGCCTCGGACCGTGAATTGCACTTCAGTCGAGGAGACAACCTGGAAATCGATGCGCCACTTGGCGTTTGCGCCGGTCGGGATGGCTGGAGCTGCTGCCGCACCAATCGGCACCATGGACGCGGCATATCCCATGGTGTAGCCGCCCGTGCCATTGTTGTAGCCGGTGAAACTGCCGATGGCCCCTACATGAGAGGCAGAATTGGTGATCGTGACAACCGTATTGACGCCGAGACCAGGACTATCGATGCGGAACAGCTGGGCAACATCGAGGTCGAGCGTGATCGTTGCTGAGCTGCTTACGAGCGCAATCGTGCCAACCTGCGTTTCGGTCCACGTCTGCGCGACATTGAGCTGCGCGGCGCTGTCTGCCTTCGCGAGAGAGGCAATGGACACGGAATTGAGGGCGATTGTGCGATCCGCCGTGAGATTGCCGCCACCCGTCAGACCGGTTCCCGTGTTTACTGCTCTCGCCGGCTGCACTGCCGTATCGGCCAGAGCCAAGGATGCGATCGACGCGCCGTTCAGCGCAATCGTGCGATCAGCGGTTAGATCGCCGCCGCCTGTGAGGCCGGCCCCGGAGTTAATTTGCCGAGTGTCCGGCACAAAGCCTGATATGGCGCCCGCTAGAGCCAGGATTTGGTCTTCGGTCTGCTCGATAGCGGTCTGCACGTTATCGGCCGTGATGGGCGGATATGGCGTGAACTCCACGTCAGCCGCTGTAACCTCTGGCGTCGGCGGGCGTCCTGTCTGCCACGTCACCCACCGGCCGTCCTCAATGCGAACGACCTGGATAGCCTGGTCCTGAATGACCGTGATCGGAGCGTTGACGGCGTTGTCGTCGATCGCCGCGCCAATGGGCGGATATACCAGTGCGGGTTCTGCCGTCGTGTTGAGCAGGAAATACGGCCACTGAAACAGCACCTCGGCAGGAAGGATGAACGCCGTATCGCCAACGCTCGTGCCCATGGCCACATTGGTCGTGTACATCGGGATAGGCGTGGCCGTCCCTTGGGTCGTGCCATTGCCATCGAGCGGATTCTGATCGCCATATCCGAGCAATTCCGCCTGCTGCGTCGGGATGCCCATCATGACGAGATCGGTAGCTAGGGGCATCGCACCCTCATCTTACGAATTGCTTTGGTGCCGCACACATGGCCGACAGGCTCAACAGGTACTGCATCGGGATTGCCGCTGTGTTCGGCCATCCACGCCCGCAAATCTTCCTCTTTAAACGATGGATGAGCGTATTGCCCATCGCTCGGGATCGCCTTAGCCCACGCATGAGCATGTAGAACGCTCGCCGGCACCCGGCAGAATTCGGCGGCTTCGTATAGGGACAGCATCATATCCGCCCGCTTGCCGCTTGCTGTGTTGCCCACATGTCGTCGAACTTCATCGTGTTTCCGTGCCCGACCTCAAGGTGACGACCGCGTTCCGGCTGCGGAGGAGCGACAAGGCCCTCCATGATCTCGCAGCCATATGCGAAGGAGTCGCCGCGGTGAGAGGCCCAGTTGTGCTTGGGCTCACGAGAGAAGATGTTGTCTTCCTCGTTCCACTCGTATTCCCATGCGAGAAGACCATCGATACCGTCTTCGCACCTATCCTTGTGGATCTTCACCTTCTTGATGATCGTGCGCGCCGCGCTGATCTGGTCGTCTTTCTTCGAGCCCGGCTTAGGGCCGATCTTCTGCACGCCGAAGGCCCGGATGAATTTTTCCATCGCGGAATGCTTGGTCGCGAATGTCTTGGCCTTGGCGTCGGGAGGGAGCCATATCCGACCCAGCATCTCCGGCTTCACGCCGCGCTCTTTCAATCGAGCCTGGAGCAGCGGCGCCCAATCGTCGGCGTCCATCTGCGTGCCGTGCATGTAGTCGAAGATCACATACCCACCGAGCCGGCGCTGCCAGAACCACCAGCAGCTTGTGTCGCGATAGCCAAGGTCGGAACTGATCTCGACGGGCGCGCCGTTCGGATCATAATCGACCTCGTTGGTTATCCGGCCTGCACGCTCTGCCTCGTTGACCCACCGGGCAAGGATAGCGCCCTGAGACGCACCATACGCCCCGCCCCAGACGTGCTCGGCCTTGTCGGCATCTGCCTCGTAGTCATCAAGCATGTCCTGATGCAGCGGCGTGTCGCGGAACCAGGGGTTATCCTGCCAGTTGATGTTGACGGCCACGCTGTCTTTCGGTGGCCGCTGGCGGAAGAACTGGTCAACCGGGTCTGTCTTGTATCGCGGGTTCCAGCTAAACCACAATTCAGAGCCGGGCTTGCGCAGCGTCGGGCGGAGCATATCCAAAGACGCTTGCGAAAAGGTCTGCGCCTCCTCTACCCACGCTATGTCAAAGCCTTCGAGCGATTTGATATTGGCCGCGTTGTAGGACTGCATGCCCTTGAAGACGATCAATGATCCTTCGGCCGGCGTGCCCACCCGACCGCGTATTTCCGCTTCAAGGATTTCGAGCATGCCCTCAAGACCGTGCTTCAGGATCTTGTCGACAATGAGCTGCCGGACAGAGTCCTTGATCGAGTTCTGCACCTCACGGATGCAGACGGCGCGGATTGGGCTGGTGGCTGCACGAACCGCGATCTGTTCAGCGAAAAAATGCGACTTGGCGCCCCCTCGGCCGCCGTATGCTCCTTTATATCGCTTTGGCTGAAGGAGAGGCTTCAGCTTTCGCGGGACCTCAATCCTTAGCGTCGACAATGACGTGCTCGATCCGCTGGAGCAGGTTTATCGGATCGCTATCGCTGTCACCTGCAATAGCCTGGAGAGGCTTGCCCCACCCTCGGTCAAGGATGGCCGTTGCCGCCGCCACTCGCGCAGCCGGTGCGGACTTCAGGCTCTCCATGACGCTGACCAGCGTGGCGATTGCGTTCTCTGTTTGCGACTGGGCCAGTTCGCGTACCCGTGCGTCGGCCTTCGGCCGCCCTCCTGGGTTTCCGCTCCGCCCTTTCTCGAAAGGCATTGTTATCGTCCTGTTCTGAATACCCTAGGGCTTACGGCTTTTTCGCGGCTTTTTCGGCGTGGCTTTAGCCGCGTCGTCGTCTTGTGTGGCTGCCTCAGCCTGCCGCTTGATCTGCTCCTGCTTGTGAGCGCCGATGTTGACCGGCTGCTGGAAGCTCGGATCATTCGTCATGTCATGCTCCTTGCTTGGGAGGGGTTAGGCGAGAAGAGCCCAGATCAACCAGAGGGCAAACGGGATGATCGTGACAAATGCAGGCACCACGCTCACATCAGCACTCCATGGCTCGGGACGAGCGGCGGGTTAGGCAGCGGCCTCAGCGCCGTAGTAATC